TAGCTAAGTGGCGCAACCAAGACTGGGTTCGTATCGATAGCTCTGGCAATATTGCCGGCGAATGCGGCACGTCAAAAAATAAACAAAATCCTGACCGGTGTTTGCCACGTTCAAAGGCCAATAGCCTTTCAAAATCTGAACGTGCTGCAACAGCGCAAAAAAAGAAGCGTGAAGGCAAAAAAGGCAAACAGGTTGTGAAAAACACGAAAGCAGCAGAGGTGACTTACGCTGCTTTTGGTGGTGAAATCAGTGTTACAAAGCCTAAAAGGCCCACTCCAAAACCCAACAAAAAAGGTATTGTTGCTCGCGGATGTGGCCAAGTCATGGCAGAACGTCGCAAACGCACACGGGGGTCAGTGTCGTAATGAATGTAATGAACTTTTACATTGGTGACGAAAAGCAGATTTTCGAAGAAATTAGGGCGTGGTCGGCTTATGCGCTTGAAAAGAAAAACCCTTTCTTTAATGATTTGCCACCGTGTCCATATGCAAAACGTGCGTGGTTAGACGGCAAAGTCGCGGTCATTTTTCAGTATGGTGGGTCGCAAGCGTTGATAAACACTATGGCTCATTTCAACGATGAGTTTGATTTAATTATACTGGTGAATACGTTCTACAGACGTGACGCAGACAGCTTTCATCAAGAACTTTCTGACTATAACGAGGCGATTGCGGACGGCTTATTCGGTGATCCAGACCTGTGGTTAATGGGTTTTCACCCTGACGATGACAGCAATGACTTTGTGGATGACGGAGAGTTTGAGCCGCATATCAATACCCCTTACGCGATGACGTTTGTGCAGCGTTTGTCGAAGGTGCAAGAATCTGCATACATTTTGAAAGATTTGGGTTATTATGATAAGTATAGCGAAGAGTACGACGTAGACGCTATATTTGAACAACGTGAGCGTTTGTATAGGAGACTAAAAGATGGCAATGAGTCCTCGCAAAAAAATGGCCATGGGTAACGCAAAAAAGATGCGCGGCGGCGGCATGGTTAAGAAAATGCGCGCAGGTGGCGGTGTCAAAAAGATGCGCGGCGGCGGCATGGTTAAGAAAATGCGTTCTGGTGGCGCGGTAAAGAAGAAGTAAGCAATGACAACTTCTGGAAGCAAAGATTTTGAGCTTGATGTAGCCGAATACATCGAAGAGGCTTTTGAGCGTTGCGGCTTAGAAGTTCGCACAGGCTATGACTTGCGGACTGCGAAGCGTTCGTTAAATCTTATGCTTGCCGAATGGGCTAACCGTGGATTGAATCAGTGGACAATCAAGCAACGCACCTTGTCGTTGACGCAAGGTGACGGTGAATATGACTTGGGCACAGATATTATTGACGTTTTGTCGGTAGTAATACGTCGAAGCGACACTGATTATGCTTTGGATCGGGTCAGTCGCGATACGTTTATTTCCATTCCAAACAAGACAACGCAGGGGCGTCCGTCCCAGTTTTTCTTGGATCGGCAGCTTACGCCTAACTTAAAAGTATGGCCTGTGCCGGAAAACAGCACCGACGTTATTATATACGATGCGTTGACGCGAATGGATGATGGTGATGCGCAAACAAACACAATGGATATGCCGTTTCGGTTCTATCCCTGTCTTGCAGCCGGGCTTGCCTACTACATTGCAATGAAGCGCGCGCCTGAAAGAATTCAGTTGCTGAAAGCGGTTTATGAAGAAGAGTTTGAGCGCGCGATGGCCGAAGACCGTGATCGGTCGTCGTTTAACATTGTGCCTCAGTATGAATACTTTAGGACGAACTAATGGCAAAATTTGCAACGGGTAAATACGCTTATGCCATATCTGACCGATCCGGATTTCGGTATCGGTATAAAGATATGCGCAAAGAGTGGACCGGGGCGGTCGTCGGCAAGGACGAATGGGAAGCAAAGCAGCCGCAATTGGGGCCGTTTCGCAAAGTAATTGACGCGCAAGCGTTACGGGAAGCACGGCCTGACGTAAAGGCCGCAATGTCTGTCTATGTTGGCATTCCGACTGTAGAGGCGCCAAATTTGCGGCCCGTGCAAGCTTTCGGTAAAGTCGGGGCAGTTACAGTGGTGACGACATGAGTTTTACATACGCACAGCTAAAGCAGGCAATTCAGGACTACACGGAAAACGATGAAACTACATTTGTTTCTAATTTACCGTTGTTTATTCGGCAGGCAGAAGAACGTATTTTGAAAAGCGTTCAACTTAGCTTGTTTAGAAAAAATGCAACGGCGGTTACTTCGGCATCTAATAAATATTTGGCATGTCCCAGTGATTTTCTTGCACCCTTTTCGTTGAGTCTTGCCGGCACCGACGGTGACAAGTTATTTTTGGATTTTAAAGACCCGAGCTTTTTGCAGACATACACGCCGGATTCGACAACAACCGGTGCGCCGCGGTATTATGCGGTATTTGATATAGATAATTTTATGTTGGCGCCCACACCCGATACGACGTACACCGCTGAATTGCATTATTTTTACCGTCCTCTTAGCTTAACCGCGGGAGCGGACAGCGGCACAACTTGGTTAAGTACAAATGCGGAATTAACTTTGTTGTATGGTGCGTTGGTGGAAGCCTATCTGTACATGAAGGGGGAGCAGGACATGATGGCTTATTACGACAAACGCTTTAATGAGTCACTGACTGGTCTGAAACTTTTGGGTGAAGCCAAAGAAACAACCGACGAGTATCGCACTGGAAAAGTTATAAGGCAGAAACAATAATGTTCGAACTCAAAGTAAATGTTCCAAAAGATGAAGCGGTTGTTGGGGTTCGCACGACTGAAAATCGTGGCTTTACTCCAGATGAACTTGCGGAGCAATGCGTCAGTAAATTAATTTCGGTCTCCGATACTGCCCATCCGGGTATAAGAGACCAAGCCCGTGCTTTTTCTAAGCACATCGAAAAGCTCGTTGCATATTATATGCGTCAAGCTATTCGCAGTGACCGCACAACTGTGTATAATGCACTCAAAGATGCGGGACACCCCGACTTGGCTGAACTCATAAGGAGACTCTAACATGGCTTTCAGCGGCAACTTTATGTGTACTTCTTTCAAGAAAGAGCTTCTTGAGGGCGGTCACAACTTTTTGGCATCAGGTGGCGACACCTTCAAACTTGCTTTGTATGACAACAATGCGTCCTTTGACGCATCGACTACAGACTACACAGCTACAAACGAAGTTAGTGCGTCTGGTTCGTATTCAGCAGGCGGCGGGACGTTGACTAACGTAAACCCTTCATCTTCTGGGACAACCGCGTTCACCGACTTTGATGACCTTACGTTTACAACTGCGACAATTACTGCCCGTGGCGCGTTGATCTACAACACTACTGAAGGTTCTGGCACAGGAACTACTAACTCTGTGGTCGTTTTGGATTTTGGTGCGGACAAGACATCTACTGCGGGTGATTTTCAGATTGTGTTCCCAACAGCGGATGCTTCAAACGCTATTATTCGGATTGCATAAATGGCGATAGTCCTTGCAGACAGAGTAAAAGAGACAACAACAACGACTGGGACAGGCACTCTTACATTGGCGGGTGCCGCTACTAACTTCCAGTCGTTTAGCTCTGCTTTGTCTAATGGCGACGAAACATATTATGTAATTGTGGATGATACCAATTCCGCATGGGAAACAGGCGTTGGTACGTTCACGTCTTCAGGAACAACTCTTTCACGAGACACTATTCTTGCAAGCTCAAATAGTGGTTCTGCTGTTAACCTTTCTGCGGGAACTAAGGATGTTTTCATCAGTGTTCCTGCGGCGGCTTCGGGCTTTGTTGGTTTGCAAACGCCCTTATCAAACAACGGCTCAGTAAACAGCAGTGCTACACAAACACAAAGAGATTGCTTTAACACTTCGACTACCTTCAATTATGGTGGGTTTACGATTGCAACCAGTGGTGTAACTGTTCCAAGGGACGGAATATACCGTTGTTACGTCAACTGCTGGTTTTCTGCCACTATTACAAGACCTAATGTTTCAGTGGCCTTTGGTGTAAACAGTACAGTTGAGTCTGAAAGAAGTGCCAGTGATTACATTCGTAACACAAGTGGTCACAACGAGGCATCTACAAACTTAATGGCCATATACGAGCTTTCAGCGAGTGATGAAGTGAATTTATTTTTTGCTCAGGAATCTCTTTCTGGCACGGTACAATTAATAGGTGCAAATAGTCACTTCAGCATAGAAAAGTTAGACTAGGGGCTGCCTATGATAAGCGGCTTTCCCATATCCTCAGAGCCGATAGGAAGCACGGGCTTAATCGTTGTAGATGAATCCGTGACGGTCACTGGCGTTGAAGGTACTGGTTCGGTAGGGTCTGTCACTGTAAACGCAACAGAGAATGTATCTGTTTCTGTTACAGGTATTCATGCAACAGGTGGCGTAGAGGGTGTAACCGCAAAGCCCGGTGTAAGGGCAGAACCGCTCAAAACCAATGTTTCTTCATGGAGTGATAACGCTTGGGGCGATTCCGTTTGGGGCGGTAAGCAGTTTGTTCTGTCGGCTACAGGTCAGGTTGGGACGGTAGAGGCTCGAACAAGAACCGATATTGTTGTCAACCTAACGGGCGTGGAAGGAACTGGTGAAATTGGTTCTGTCACCATATCTGGTGCGACAGATGTTCCAGTGACGGGTTTGGATTCTGTTGGCAGTGTTGGTTCTGTTACTGTCAAAGCAGGTGCTGCTCCTACCATAACGGGGGTCGAAGGTACAGGCCAAGTCGGTTCTGTCGCTGTAAATGGCGATATGATCTTTACACCTACAGGTGTTGAGGGGACGGGTGAGGTAGGCTCTGTAAGCATTAAGATCAACGCTGTAGTCAGTTTGACGGGTGTTGAAGGCGATGGTGAAGTTGGGCAAGCGGCTGTAATCCAAAACACCTCTGTGACTTTGACAGGACTTGAGGCTACAGCGGCCGTTGGCACGGCAGAAGGCAAAGGTCAGGCGATTGTACCGCAGACAGGTTTGAGTGCGGTTGGGCAGGTTGGTCAATCTATCGCTACTGGCGATGCAGTAGTGAATGTGTTAGGTGTTTCGGCATCTGGCGCAGTCGGTCAGGTTCTTGTCTGGAGTAAAATTATACCAGAACCAGCAACCGACTGGGATAAGATTAATCCCTCTCCTTCTACAAGTTACACAGAAATAGACCCCGGCAGCAGCACAACTTGGACAAACGTTGCACCAAACCCCTCAACAGAGTATACTGAAATTGATCCTGATCCAGATACTGATTGGACTGAAATAGCGGCATAGGATAAAACATGGCTAGTACATACACAGTAAATAGTGGTATTGAGCTTATAGCTACTGGTGAACAGTCCGGTACTTGGGGCGATACAACTAACTTAAACCTTCAAATCATTGACCGACTTGTTTTTGGTGTGGGCGACATTACGCTGTCCGGCACAACACATACTTTGACCACTACAGACGGTGCGCTGTCTGAGGGACAGTATCGTGTTTTGGTTTTTGGTGGCTCTCCGTCTGGAACAAACACTGTAACGGTTTCACCTAACGATCAGGAAAAACTCTTCTTTGTGCGAAATAATTCTGGTCAAAGTGTGATTATCACACAGGGTTCTGGTGGTAACGTCACCATAGCGGATGGCGACACAAAGGTTGTTTATTGTGACGGCGGTGGTAGCACTGCTGTTGTGTATGATTTCAGTTCTCAGCTTTCTATGGACAGCGTTAACATTACTGGCGGCAGCATCACAGGCATTACAGATTTAGCCGTTGCGGATGGTGGCACGGGTGCTTCCGATGCGTCCACTGCGAGAACAAATCTTGGCGTTGCAATTGGAACGGATGTGTTGGCGTATGATGCAAACCTCCAGTCTTTTGTAACTGCATTTACTTTGCCGACATCTGATGGAACCGTGAATCAGGTCTTGAAGACGGATGGCTCTGGAACGTTAGGTTTCACTACAATCACCCCCGGTATTTCAACTGGTAAAGCCATAGCTATGGCAATTGTGTTCGGCTAAGGAGATAAACAAATGGCGGCACCAAATATTGTAAACGTAACGTCGATCTTAGGTAAGACCGATCAGTTCGCTTTAACAACAACTTCCCAAACAACAATTCTTAACAACGCAGCAAGCAGCGGTAATGTTTTGAAGGTAAACATGATACAAGTTTCAAACGTGGACGGAACAAACGCGTGTGACATTACAATTGATGTACATTCTGCTGATGATGGCGCAGGTACTGCATATTCGTTGGTTAGTACAGTTTCTGTACCAGCGGATGCATCTTTGATTGTGTTGGATAAAAACACTGCAATATACCTTGAGGAAGATATGTCTATTACCGCAACAGCGGGTACAGCCAGCGACCTAGAGGTCGTCATAAGCTACGAGCAAATTACTGACTAATAGGAGTCATATATGTCGTATGGTAAAGGTGGCTTTATTGGTCAGGATGGCATCAAGGCTCCAGATGCGCCTACAATTGGAACTGCAAGTGTAGTTTCAGGAACAAGTGCGTCTGTCACTTTTACGGCACCCACCGACACAGGTGCGAGTGCAATTACGGAATATATTGCAACAGCTAAAGATAGCTCAGGAAATTCCATTGGTGCTACGGGTTCGGCCTCACCTATTACAGTCACGGGCCTTACGACGAATACCGCGTATACCATTAGTGTCGTCGCTAAAAATGTGTACGGCACAAGTGAAAGAAGTGCCGCGTCAAATAGCGTGACACCTATTGTTCAAGGCCAAGATGAATACACCACGCCCGGTTCTTATAGTTGGACGGCCCCAACAGGTGTTACTTCTGTTTCTATTGTCGCCGTTGGTGGTGGCGGTGAGGGCGGTACGGCAAATACGAATGATGCTGCGGGTGGTGCAGGTGGTGGTTTAGGCTATAAAAACAACTACAGCGTAACTGCTGGGAACAGCTACACTGTAGTTGTTGGCTCTGGTGGTAGCGGATCATCTGGTTTTGATGCGGACGGAAATGCTGGCGGAACTTCTTATTTTGTAAGTACCGCTACCGTAGCGGGTAATGGCGGCGGTGGCGGTAAAGGCGGCTCCTCTGCGGGGCGACCCGGTGGTAGCGGTGGATCATTTACGGGTGATGGCGGCGGTGCAGGTGGTGACGGTGGTACAGCCAATCCCGCACAAGGTGGCGGCGGCGGTGCAGGTGGTTACTCCGGCGCAGGTGGCCAAGGTCTTTCAGCTTATCCGGGCAGTTCTGGTGCAGGCTCTGGCGGTGCAGGCGGGGGTGGATACCAAGCAGGTGGTGGTGGCGTTGGACTGCAAGGCGAAGGCACCAGTGGTGCTGCGGTAAGCTCTGGGAACTTAGGTAATGGTGGTTCTGGCGGCGCAGATACAACTAGTGGTAGTGGTGGTGCTTACGGCGGTGGCGGTGCGTCTAGTAGCGATAATGGTGCGGGGGGCGCGGTTAGGATTATATATCCGGGTTCAACTCGTTCTTTTCCTTCAACTAATACGGCGGATGTATAATGGCAAAACTGTATATCAAGGTTGATGAGAACAACGTCTTTATTGACCACCCGCATTTTGAAAGCAATGTTCGGCAGCTTTACCCTGAACATGATTTTTCTTCTGGGCCGCCTTCAGGGTGGATGGAGTTTGTACGTTCTGAGCCACCTAAATTAGGAGCTTACGAAAAGTTCGATAGCACTAAAGGCGGAAATATCGCACTAGCTTTTGACCACAATGGGCTTGAATACAAAATTGTGGATGGCGTTTACAAAGATGTCTGGCATGTTCTTGATATGACAGACGAAGAAAAACTTGAAAAGCAGAACGCCGTTAAAAATGATTTTGCCGAAAACTACGGATACGCCTCTTGGACGTTTAACGAAGCGACATGTTCTTTTGACCCACCTTCGCCCCGCCCCGGAGATGGTTATGTCTGGAATGACGAAACAGAAACTTGGGAGCAGACATAATGCCTAATTACCAAGGAGTATGGGACTTAGCCACGCAGATGCAAAATTCTGCGGACTGGCCTGTTAATGAAGCTATTGTTGAATATTTAGTGATTGCTGGCGGTGGTGGCGGCGGCGGTACAGCATCATCCACACAAGGTCATGGTGGCGGCGGTGCAGGTGGTTATTTAACTGCAAGCGACCAGACTTGGCCCGGTGGAACGACATTTACTATTACAGTGGGTGCAGGTGGTGGTATAGATACCAACGGCTCTAACAGTAGTATTTCAGGCACTGGGATCACGACGATCACTGCGACAGGTGGCGGTTTAGGTTCAAATGTGAGAACTTCGCCCGGCGGGGATGGCGGCTCAGGTGGCGGCGGCTCTGCGGGTTCTGCGGGAGCAGGTGTCGGTGGATCAGGCACTGTTGGCCAAGGTAACGATGGTGGTGACGCACATACTGACGGTAACGCTGGCCGTGGCGGCGGCGGGGGCGGTGCAAGTGCTGCTGGTGGAAATGCTACTGCGGTTGATGCAGGAAATGGTGGCGATGGTCTATCGTCTTCAATTACAGGAAGTGCAGTCACCCGCGCAGGCGGCGGTGGCGGTGGCGCAGGTCTTCAAGGCACGGGCAGCGGCGGCTCAGGTGGCGGCGGCGATGGCGGCGGGGGTACAAGTGGTACGACTCCTTCCACTGCGGGAACGGCCAACACGGGCGGCGGTGGCGGCGGTGGCGGAAACTTAAATAACGGTTCGTCTGGCGGGTCAGGTGTCGTTATCCTTCGCTCAACACGTCAAGCCTCTTCTACAACAGGCTCTCCAACGGAAACAACGGACGGTAGTTTCTACATCTATACGTTCACAGGTTCAGGGACGATTGTTTACTAATGGCACATTTTGCACAACTTGATGATACGACAAACCGCATATTGCAGGTTATTGTGGTGAACAATGCTGTTCTCTTGGATGATGACGACGTTGAACAGGAGAGTTTGGGTAAAACATTTTGCGAAGAAACTTTTGGTGGTCGTTGGGTTCAGACAAGTTATAACGGGAGTTTTCGTGTAAACTTTGCTACAATAGGTGGTGAGTATGACGCACAACGAGACGTATTTATTCCACCTATGCCTAATGACGGTGAGTCGTATTATTTAGATACCAACACATGGCAGTGGGTTTTGATTGAGGGAGAAGAATAGTGACACGCCGTTTTCTTGGAAGCATTATCACAAAGAACCCAACGGAGCCGACAAGCAACGGACAGCAGGCGGCGGCACCGGGCGTGTGGACGCTTCAGCAAGCGTTGCAGTATCAGAAAGCAGGGGTTTGGCCCACGCAGGGTATCGGAGTTGTTGGCGTTGAGCATGTGTTTAATAACTATGTTTACGCGGGGGATGGCACTACCAGCAATACAATTACAACTGGGATAGACCTATCTACGAACGATGGCTTGGTTTTTATCAAGGCAGCAGATGGTAGCGCTCAGGCCGCCTCTGCCCTTTATGACACGGTTCGCGGTGTCACGAAGGAGCTAAGGACATCCGGTGGTAATGCAACAACCGGAGAAGATACGCAATCTCAGGGTGTTACGGCGTTTAATACAGATGGGTTCACAGTTGGAAACAGAGCTTCTGTAAACAATAACAACTTTGATTTCGCTGCTTGGACTTTTGTTAATCAAGCTAAGTTTTTTGACTGCTTTACATACACTGGGGACGGAACAACAAGTAGAGAAATATCGCATTCGCTTGGAAGCCGTCCGGGTTGGGTGGTCATTAAAAGGACAGACGCTGCGGGTAATTGGCTTGTTGCAGCACGGTATTCCGATACGCAATATGTTGGGTCTGATACAAGTGACTATTTGCAGTGGAATAGCACAACGGCTTCATCAACTTTAGCCAGTGATTATCAAACAAAATTTACATCTACTAACTTCAATGTGTCTGCATGGAATAATCCTGCAAGTTCTGTAAACATAAACACAGCGACTTACGTCTGTTATGTATTCGCACACAATGACGGTGACGCTGACTTCGGCCCTGAAGCTAACGCAGACATCATTAAATGTGGCAGCTATGAAGCGACCAACGGAAGTGAACTGGACGTAGATTTAGGCTTTGAGCCTCAGTTTGTAATTACCAAACGTATAGACGCAGCAGGTTCTTGGCACATTCAAGATACCATTCGTGGTTTCAGCCCCATAGAAACAAACAATTTGTTTGACTTGTTGATCGAAGATACGACTTTATCGAATACAAACACGGGCATTGGTCTTACCACAACAGGCTTTACAGTGCCGGGAACGTCTGGTGACTATAACAGTAATGGCGATTATATTTATCTAGCGGTCAGACGTGGGCCGATGTTCGGTCTTAACGATGTTGCAGACTTGTTTAAGGTATTTAAAACAAACTCTGGGACAGCGGCAGCACCTAGCTTTGAATTTGCCGACATGGTGATGAACACGCGTCGAGATGCCACTTATGATAGGCATTTAGTGGATCGATTTAGAGGTGTGCCATACGATGGGGCTTCAACATCGGGTGGTTTTGGTCGTGGTTATTTAGAAACGAATAACTCAACGGCAGCGGTAGACTACACGGGCGAAAGCAGTGCGGGGTCGGGCTTAGATAACTTATTCGCAACAGACAAGAATGCAATCATAGCCTCTCTCAGTGGAAGTAATGGTTCTGTAATGCATGCTTGGAGACGCGCTCCAAAATATTTTGATGTGGCGGCATATTTTGGAACGGGAGTTGCCAGAACAATTTCGCATAGCTTAGGTGCAACGCCTGAAATGATGTGGATTAAACGAACAGGTTCAACGCAGGATTGGATTGTGTACCATAAAGACTTAAATGGAAGCGTCACGCCCGAAGACTATTATTTGAACCTAAACGATAATGGTGCAGAGGCGTCAAACACCAGTTACTTTAACAGCACCGCTCCTACCTCAGAAGTCTTTTCTGTGGGCAATGTGAATGATGTAAATTCGAGTGGTTTGTATTCTGCGTACCTGTTTGCTACTCAAGAAGGTATCAGCAAAGTTGGTTCCTACACAGGGACGGGCAGCGATATTACCGTGGACTGCGGCTTTGAAAACGGCACTCAATATCTGCTCGTTAAAAGTGCGACCTCTACTGCTAATTGGTATGTTTGGGATAGTGCGCGAGGGATTGTTGCAGGAAATGATCCTTACATTAAACTAGATACCAGTAACCCAGAAACAACAGGTGAAGATGTAGTTGACACTGACTCATCTGGCTTTGTTGTCGCGTCTACTGCGCCTTCTGGCACGATCAATAATTCGGGAGAGACTTATATTTTCTATGCTGTTGCGGCGGCCCCATAAGAGGATACAAGGATGCCTTTACAAAAGTTGCAGTTTCAACCGGGGATCAACAGAGAGACGACTTCGTATACCAATGAAGGCGGATGGTTTGATTGTGACAAGGTTCGTTTTAGGCAGGGCTTTCCAGAAAAAATTGGCGGTTGGACAAAGTTGGGTACGTCCTCTTTCTTGGGGTCATGTCGTGCGCTGCATCCTTGGAGAACCCTTAGTCTGTCTGGATACTTAGGTGTTGGCACCCATCTAAAGTATTACGTTGAGTCGGGTCAGGAGTATTATGACTGTACTCCAATACGCTCCACAACAGGAGCGGGCGATGTAACCTTTTCTGCAACTGATGGATCGTCTACGATTACAGTAAACGACCCTTCACATGGCGCGGTTTCTGGCGACTTTGTTACTTTCAGTGATGCAGTTAGTTTGGGCGGCAACATCACGGCTGATGTTCTTAACCAAGAATATCAGATCGAAGAAGTAACAGACACTTCAACGTATACAATTACCGCTCGTGCGGTAGCTACTCTTCGTCAAATCACCATTGACGGTCAGTACACACCTACCCCTGTGACGGCTAATTCTTCAGATACAGGAAGTGGCGGCACTGCAACTGTGGGAGAGTATCAAATCAATGTCGGTTTGGATACGTCTGTCACTGGAACAGGTTGGGGCGCGGGTGCATGGAGCCGTGGTGCGTGGGGTTCGGCTGCGACTGTTGACTTGATTACAGACCAACTTCGCATTTGGACGCACGATAACTTTGGTGAAGACTTAATCATTAACGTTGTTAACGGTGGTATTTACTACTGGGATTCTTCTGTGGGTTTGAACAACAACCGCGCAACTGCAATCAGTGACCTTGCGGGTGCCGATTTAGCCCCAACAATAGCTGCTCAGATTATTGTGTCGGACGTAGACCGCCATGTCATTGCTTTCGGATGCGACCCGTTAGATAACATTGGTGTACAAGACCCGCTGTTAATACGGTTTTCTGATCAGGAAAATGTTGCAGACTGGCGACCCACGCCAGAAAATACAGCAGGTGATCTCCGCATAGGTTCTGGTTCTAAAATCGTAACGGCAGTTGAAACAAGGCAGCAAATCCTAGTCTTTACCGATATATCTTTGCATGCCATGCAGTATATCGGGCCACCGTTTACGTTTGGCATCAACATGATTTCAGAGAACATTACTATTCGTAGTCCTTTGTCAGTAGCTGCGGTGCAAGACGCTGTTTACTGGATGGGTAAGAATGAGTTCTATGTATACAACGGCGGAGTACAGACGCTGCCCTGCTCTGTTCGCGATTATGTTTTCTCTGATTTCAATACCGCGCAGGCTGAAAAGTGCTTTGCTTCGGTTAACTCATCCTTCTCCGAAATATGGTGGTTTTACCCATCTTCAGGTTCACAAAACAATGATCGTTATGTTGTCTTTAATTACCTTCAGAACGTTTGGTATTATGGCACGTTAAACCGTACCGCATGGGTTGATCGTGGTGTTGAAGAAAATCCAACGGCAGCAAGCAACGATGGCTACTTGTACGCACACGAGAGTGGGTTTGATGATGGCAGCACTAATCCTGCTACGGCAATCACGTCTTACATTGAGTCCAGTCAATTTGATATTGGAGAAGGAGAACAGTTTTCGTTTGTAAGACGTTTGATACCTGATCTGACCTTCAGGGACTCCACCGCAGAAACTCCTACCGCTAATTTTACTTTGAAAACAAGAAACTTTCCGGGCGGCGCATATCTGCAAACTAATAGTAAGGCGGTAGAAAAAACGGCTTCGGTGCCCGTTGAGCAATTTACGCAAGATGCGCACGTTCGCTTACGGGGCCGTTCTGTTGCTATTAAAATAGATAGTGATGCGGTTGGAACGGGATGGCGTTTAGGCTCACCCCGCATTGACATACGTCCAGACGGGAAACGATAATGTCACGCAATCTTGCCATACCTTATTTCCCAAACGCGCCTAAAGAGTACAATCAGCAGTATATTTCTGAAGTGGTTCGCGCGTTTTCTATTTATGTGCAGCAGGTTCAAAATCCCGGGGAAGGTAGAAATACTTTTGGTGTGTTTACGAACTTGCAAACGGATGACTTTGGATTGGAGCTTGGGACTATCTTTAATCATGGCGGGTATGTTAAGATTACCCAAGCAAACACTCCTCATGCTCGTGGATCGTCTGGCACTGGTGCCGTTGGGTCTGTGGCCGTGGTAACAACATAGGTGATATATGTCGGACGAAACAATCATTACAATGCCGGATGGCGGTAAGTTTAGACCCGCTACTTCTGTGGACTCTGTACAATGCCATAATTGCGATAACTTGGTAGATACTCCAGAGGAAGTTGCGTCGTATCCTGACGGGACATGTCCACAATGCGGCGAGCCGTGGACCGCGGACACTAAAAGACACACTGCGATAACAGTAACGATGCCTGAAGCTGCGAGCGGCTCAACATTGTGATTATGATGGAAACCATGCTATAAGTTTGGTAACATGCGGGTAAGACATAGGTTGAAACATGGAATATGACTCTCTGAAAAGAATGCCCGCTGGCGGTTTGGCGTCCTTCCTCACGTCAAACATGGACGAAATAGAAGACAACGTACTAGCGTTTGGTGCCCCGCGGGGCATTAATTCTATGGTGGACGTTGGCAACCGTATGGCCATGATGGGCCGTAACGGAGATGACCAGCTTGTTCACATGCGGACTGGCGAGATTGCTGTTTCACCAGAGTTACTGGAAGAGAACCCGCGGCTCGCGGGCGAATTAGCGAATGCATTTGACCGTTCTAATGTAGACATGGACCGTTATGTTGTTGGCTCTGAGGCAAACAGCATTAACCCGATGACGGGTCAGCCTGAGTTTTTCTTGAAGAAACTTGTGCGCGGCATCAAGAACGTTTTCAAAAAGATCGCTCCGATTATTGTGCCGATTGGCTTGAACATGCTGTTTCCGGGCCTTGGCACGGTGGCGTCCGGCGCGTTGGGCGCGGGCATTACAACCTTGGTGCAGGGTGGTAGCTTTAAGGATGCTCTAAAATCAGCAGCGTTTGGCGGCTTGATGGGCGGTGTGACTTCTGCATTCCAAACAGGTAGCTTGACAAGCGATGCGTTCAAACAGTCTGCTTTAGGTGTGTCGGGAGAGCGGTTTGCACTGAATCCTAAAGTAGAATCATTTTTCACAGGGGACGCTTCGCCCGTAACAAACACTACCGAATTAACAAGCGGATTACAGGGGCAAGCTTCTGTTGACGCGCCCGCTTCGCCGCCCGGAACCACGCCACAGCCTGCCCCTGACTCACAAGGTATTTTGTCCCGCAGCTTAGACACTGCACAAGATATTTACAGCAATGTATTTGATCCAAATCGCAATGTGTTGAACCCAACTGAAATGGCAACTGAGGCAAGCAAGCTTGTAAGCACCACGCCTGCTTTGACCGAAATGGCCAAAACAATGCCAAGCAAGGCGTTTGAAATTGCCATGGAAACGGTCAAGTCACAGCAGCCCGGCTTGATTGCGCGTTATGGCCCTCTGGCCCTTGCGGGAACCGCGGTCCTCGGTGCGGCAGGCGGGTTTGAGACACCTGAAGCAGAGATTGGCGAATCGCCATTCGGCATTAGTTCGCAAGAGCTTTACGATCAAAACCCCGGCAAATACAGTGTGTTTGCGGGCTACAACATGCCAACGACGATGTCTCCTGTAAGCCGTCCAACACAGACCGACGACGGTGGATACATTTACCAAAACTACTTGCGTCCACAATATGCTGCGCAGGGCGGTGAAATGTCGATGTCGGATTTCCCGCGGCGCGACGGCTTTATTTCTGGCCCCGGCACAGAAACATCTGATGACGTTCCTGCTATGCTATCGGACGGCGAATTCGTAATGACGGCCCGCGCGGTACGCGGCTTGGGCAATGGCAGCCGCAAGCAAGGGGTGAAAAAGATGTACGACTTAATGAGGGCCTTTGAAGGGGGAGCGGTAGCATGAGCGTCCAAACAACGATTACCCGCCAAGACCCCGCTATTGAGGCGTATCGTTTAGGTCTATTAGGCGACGTACAAGGGCTTGTGCGCAACCAAATGTTTGGTCAGCAGGTTCAAAACCTGCGCGGCCAAGGTCTGACTGATGAAGAAATTGCTCAACGTTTGTCAATACCAGCGCAAGGTGTAGAAGGCGAAGAAGGTTACGCCCCCGGAACAACTTACTCTGCGGAAGACATTGGACAAGTCAGCCAAAACGCCATGTTTGCGCCGCCCGACTATCAGGTTGCAGGCTTGTCTCAAAACCAAATGGACGCGGCTAATCTTGCGGCAAGAGGCGTGGGTTCTTATCAACCGTTCTTGCAAGGCGGTTTGCAGGGTGTTCAGCAGGGTCAGTACACCACGGGCCAAGGTATTGAGGCCACGATGCAGGGCCTCAACGTCGCAAACCAGTTTGGTCGTCAAGGTATGGCGGACATCCGTGGGGCCGGCGCACAGGCGCAAAATATTGCGGGGCAGTTTGGTCAAGGTATTCAAAACGCTGCGGCGGGAGCAACGCCGGGTTTGCAGGCGTCTACTTTTGGTGGGCTGCGTGAAGCACAAATCGCTCAAAACATTGCGGGTCAAGGCTTAGGTTTCGCGCGGCAAGGCACACAAAGTGCAATGCGGGATTTACGTGGAGCGTCTTCTCAAGCTGCAATGCAGGCCGCAATGACAGGCCGGCAATTAGGTCAGATTGGCCGAGGTGCACAAAATATTGCCGCGCAAGCTCGTATGGGCGGTCAGAACGTGTTGGGTCGGCAGGCCGCTGGTTTAGCTGGTGCAGAAAGACTAATGGGCCAACAAGTCCAACGTGGGCAGGCGCAAATGGGGCAGGCGGTAGATCGCGCTCGCGGCTCCACAGGTCGTGCCACTGACGCGCTTTACGGCGCAGGCGACGCGGCTCGCGGCGTTGCGGCAGATGTTACGGCTCGTGCTCGTGGCTTACAAGCTCCTCTGGAAGGTCGTTTGACCGGAGCCTCTGCGGCAGGTGTCGGTGAGGCTCAACGTGGTCAAATGGGTGCCGATCAAGCGGCGGCTCTTGCCCGTCAATCTACGGCAAGGTCGCAAGAGCAATTAGGTCGCGCAGCGGAGTTCGGAATGGGCACCGCGCAAGCGGGTATTGCGGGACTGAGTGGTGCCGCTGCTGAATTTAACCCATACTCTGCATATGAGTATATGAATCCGTTTGAAGACGTTGCCGTACAGCAAGCTCTTCGTGACATTCAACGACAAGGCGACATTCAAGCGCAAAACGTGAGAGCACAAGCCGTTCAGTCAGGTGCTTTTGGTGGAAGCCGTCAAGCGGTTGCTGAAGCAGAGCTTGGGCGCAATGTTCTTGAACAACAGGGTCGCACCGCGGCGCAAATGCGTCAAGCGGGCTTTGAAAGTGCCGGACAACGTGCGCAAAGCGCCTTTGAACAAGCGCGTCAACGTCAAATCGCGGCGGCACAGGCTACAGGTCAATTGGGTCAAGCGGGCGCAGGAACTTCTGCACAAGCGGCACAAGCCGCAGGTCAGTTAGGTTTAGGCGCGGAACAGCTTGCTCAAACAGGTGCATTGCAAGGCGCGCAACTTGGCCTTAGCGCACGGGAGTTCGAAGCCGCAAACGCAAAAGCGATTGCCGATACGGGTTTAAGTATTGAACAGCTGGCTGCGCAAACAGGTATGCAAGCACAACAAATTGCAGGCAACTTTGCTCAAGCCGCTGGACAAATGGGCCTACAGACCGAACAAATGGCGGCAAACACCGCGCAAGCGGCAGCAAACTTGGGAATGAGCCAAGCTCAATTCCAAGCGGCAAACCAGCAGGCGCTTGCGTCCACGGGTATGAACGTCGAACAGCTTGCGGCACAAACAGGCATGAATGCACAGCAGCTTGCGGGTCAATTGACGACACAGGCGGGTCAAATGGGCTTGGACGCCTCACGTATTCGCCAAGCGGGTGCGCAACAAGCCGGTGCCCTGTCACAAGGTCTTGGTTCTTTGATGGGTACAACCGCTGGTCAAATGGGACAACTTGGTTTGAGTGCGCGTCAACAGCAAGCCGCAAACGCCGCTCAACAAGCTCAATTGGGCATGACTGCCGCGCAACAAGCGGGAGCACTTGGTCTACAAGGCACAAGTCAGGCTCTACAAGCGGGTCAAGCCGCAGGTCAAATGGGCATGGACATCGGTCGGATGGGCTTCCAAGCGGGTCAGCAGTTTGGCAACCTTGGCGCGCAGCAAGCGCAAATGGGCATTCAGCAAGCCGGTCTTGGCGAACTTGAACAAGCCATGCGCAACCGCGACATAAGCTCACTGATGCAAACCGGTGGTATGTTGCAGGCACAGGATCAAGCAGTGCTCGACGCCCAGCGCATGAGCAATGTACAGCGGTATCAGCAGCCATTCCAACAACTTGGGTTCTTGTCTGATGTCTATGCGGGTATTCCGACGTCACAATCCACACAAACCATGACGTCAGGGAGCAACGCGTCACCATTCATGCAAGCGGCAAGCCTTGGCATTGCTGGACTGTCCGCAGCGACGGGCGCACAAAGAGCGGGGATTTTATAATGAACGAAGGTTTTAAAGCACTTCCTGAATATGTGCAGCGTAAAATAGACCCCGACATGGCCGAAAAATACATGGGCGGCGGCGCAGTTATGCAGCGTCCTTTGTTTCGTCAAGCAGGCGGTCCTGCGCAGCCTATGCCTCAAGATATGATGCCCGCGGCCCCCGCACCGATGGCAAACCCCGTTCCTGAAGAACAAATTCTGATGGAAGTTGAAGGCGGAATGGAAGCCGAGGGCCGCGATTACATCAATAAGATGATGGGTGGAATTGATGCTGCCGACGACGTCGTGAGCATGATTAACGCATTGCGCGGCAATGAGGCGCCTCTCGAATCGCGGTACGCGGAGCTTGCGCAATATGTTGGCGAAGCGGATGCACAGAAAACTCCTGAAAGCGTTTTGGCCATGGTGCAGCCGACCATTATGATGACCGAAGAGGGTGCGATTGACAGCGGCATTGGCTCTATGATGCGGGAAATTGCGGATGCATCGATGGAAAATGAGATGGGTCAGGGTGTTGGTCAGCTAATGATGATGGGGGCGGGAAACACACCACCCGCAAATTTTAGCCAAGGCGGACCAGTTCACCTACAGACAGGCGGCGATCCGTCGTTAGAACAGATGTATCAACAGCGCCTGAAAATGCGCCAAGACATTCTTGGCGGAACTGACCAACAAGCAGAAATTGACCGGGCGCGCGACTTGAGCCAGTCACAGTTTTTCTTTGATTTAGCGAACGCGGCTCTCGCAGCGGGTGCGCCTACTGCGCAGCCAATGAGCGCGGCGGAACGCATTATGGGCGGCTTGCAGCAGTCTAACGTCTTTGGAAACTTGGGCCAGTCGGCGCGAGAAGTAGAGGCATTGAAGCGCGCGCAGTCCGCTGAAGAAAAGCAAATGGCGTTGAGCGCGCTAACTTCGGCTGAAGGCGCCTTTGAAACCGCGCAACAACGTGCCCTTGAACTGCAAAAACAACAAAACCAGTTTGCGCAAGAACTGACGATACAAACTAATAAGTTTAAGCACGACATTACTTTGCAAGATGACGCTCAATCGCATGCGACAACAATGCAAAAAAATTCTGAAGAGCTTCAAAAAGCACTTGTAAAACTACAAGGCAATGAAACTCAGGCCGCTATAGAATTGCGCGGTAAGTTGCAAAAGGAATTAGCGAAGATAAACGCAGACGCGCAAATTAACAATCGCTTGAAAGAAATGAAACAAGCGAACATTTATGACATTGCGAAGATGGACAAAGGTCTGGAACAAAGCCAAGCCTTGGCCTCTTATAACGCAACGCTTGACCGCATTGCGACAGACAGTCAGCGCGCATTCACTGCAACACAAAACGCACTTAACCGCGCATTGCAAGAAAAGCTACAGCTGGACGGTCAAGACTTTGAGTCCACACTTCGCACAGAGCTTTTACAGATGCAGCTGGACGACAACGCAATTAATCGTCAGGTTGCAAAAGTACAAAACGACATTGCGAATGCCTTCCAAGCAGACGCTGCGCTTCGTGCAGATCAAGCCTTGGCTCTGGATCAACTGAGAGTACAATACGACCAAGATTATCGTACAGAACAGCAAATTATTGATGAATACAAAGCTCAAACAGCGCGTATGAAAGAAGAGCGTTTGGCTGACGAAGCTTCCACAACGAGCGTACAGTATCAGCTGCCAGACGGCAGCATAGAAGTTGTGTACGCAGGCTCTCCTGAAGAAAAAACACTAATGGATACGCCCGGTGTTAAGCGTATTTCAATAACCGGCAGTGATTATGATCTGTTGACCGATGTAGACGTAATGAATCAGTACGCGGCAGGCAAAACAGACCCTACAACAACCGCAAAAATACAAGCGGCTATTGTTGAAGCGGGCCAACCCAAGCCGGGGTCAAACGTCACGCCTGACTTGCCAAACTTAGTCATGGAATCCGAACAAAAAAGAGCCATATTAGGTTTGCCCACACAAATTAGTGTGCCAGACATGAGCGCAGAAGAACAAGCGATGTTAGCAAGCAACCTGCCCTTTGAACAAATCGGTGGCAAAGCCTTTGGTACACGAGCCTTTTTTGGTAATTTAGTCAACAAAGGTGCGGGTATCTTTATGTTAGGTGCTCCTGCGTCTGAAGTTCAAGATGCTATTAAACAAGTGGAACGCTTGAACGAAAACGCCAAAGTTGCCTTCCGCGATATGACAGCGGGCCGTTCGCAAGAAGCTGTGAACCAATTTGCTAATATATTACCGAAAACTACTGCATTTACGGAATCTCCTAGCGCAGCTGCTGCCGCAGTTCAAGCGACTGTGGATTTCTATAAGCAACAGCTTGATCTTGCGCAGGCCGATTTGAAAACAATTGGCTCATTCTCAGAAAGACAGAAAGCCGAAAACGCTATTGAGCAAAGTAAAGCTATGATACAATCATATGAGTCTTTGTTGTTAGGCATTAATCGGTTCTTGAAGAAAGATGGCCGCAAACCACTTTCAGACTTCTAGGGGGCAAACATGGCTGATCCGAATGTAGATTTAAGTGGTTTTCAACTCGGGGCCGCTCGCGAGGCCGGATACAGCGACGCAGAAATTGCTCAAGAGTTAGCAAAACGCGCAGGGGTAAACTACGAAGATTTAATGGGCCGTAGAACGTCAGACGCAGACATCATTGCAGATTTGATGGGCCGCGATGTTTCTACTGTTCAGCTGGGGCCTACTATTGCGGCCTCTGAGCGTTTAGTTCCAGAGCTTGTGGATTTTGACGTTTCAGGCGCTCGTGAAGCGGGTTATTCTGTGCGCGAGATTGCACAAGAAATCGCGGGCCGCGCGCAAGTAGATTATAATGCTTTGCGCGCACAAAAAGAAGATTTAGAGATCATTTCTGAACTTACCGGTCAGCCTTTGATTGGTGGACCAAGAGCTTTTGTGCAAGGTGCTCTACGGGAAGCTCCTCCTGCTTTGGCCCTCGGCATGGGCGTTGCAGCTGTTCCATTTACAGGTGGCGCGTCAATTCCGTTGATGCTTGCAGCCGGCGCCGGCTCCTACTTGGTTGCCGATGAAATAACAAGTCAATTTTTTCCGGATAAACCTCCTTTGGAAAGAGGATTTTACGAAGCCGGGCGGACAACCGGTGCAGGTTTGGCCCCCGTAGGGCAAATGCAGCAGGCTATATCCAAATTACCTGTGAACGCAAACTTGATGATGACCAACCTTACTCGCGACATGAGTAAGAAAGCGGGTACGTCTTTGCCAACATTCTATTCTTACGCTCCTTCGACCACGGCCCTTGAAAAGATGTTTCAATCAATGCAGACAATGCCCGCGGCAACTTCTGCAATAGAGGGCACCTCTGTTTTGAGTGCTGCCTTAGCCGGTGGATTGGTAGAAGAAGCAGCACCGGGTAACGAATTTGCTCGTTTAAGCGCAGAGTTAGGTGCGGGTATTGTGAACCCGACGCTACGCATTGGACAATTGGCGCAACTCGCTTCGCGGAGCGTAAAAGACGCTGTTCAAGGGATCACTACAGAAGGTCGGATTAAACAGGTTGGACCTGAAATCGTAACTTTCCTCACGGAAGTTAGCGAAAACCCTGAAATTGCCATTGAAAACATAATGGATAAATACCCTGCAATTGTAAAATTAGCGGATGAAATGGGTGTTGATTTTGGCGAAAGACTGCCCGCAGTTGCTGCTCGCAGCAAGGGCTTGGGAATGTTGCTTCAAAATGTCATTGGCAATGAGCGAGTGGGACCGACCGTCAGAAGGTCTGTTGCGCAAAACATGAACGCGTTGTCATCTATGATTGAAATTATGGCTAGGTCAGGCGATCCAAACTTAATGCGAGAAGCCGCAAAGTTGGAAGGTGCGTCAACCCAACTTTTGTTGGAACAACGGTTAATGCAAGTGAACGAGAAAGCCGCAGACCTTGCAAGTAAAGTGCTTAGAACAACGGATGAAGACGGAAACCCCGTCGCCGTTACCGCGGCACAAGTAGACAAAGCTGCAAAAATTATAGCTGATTTAAATGCGGGCTTGATGGAAGAAGCACGGGCCGCGGA